CTTAGTAACACTAGCATTATCTCCATGGATACCAATAGAGAACTTTTGGATAGTGCTAAAGTCTAATCCTGTGTAAGAGAATGTCTTCCACAAGTAACCAGTTCCTTGAGTATCCCATCCATATCTATCATATAGAGGACTTCCTGCTGTCACAGTATGTATAAGATTATCTCCTAGCTTAACCCATTGACCATTACGTTTCTGGTACTGAATATCAGCATAAAACTCATACTTGTCATAATTAGGGTTTCCTCGGTAGTATTCACCCCTAATAATATTCCAACTAGTATTAGAGGTAAGCACAATCATATTGATAGTGATGTTTAAGCTATCACCTGACCACCAGAAGTGAATACCTGTACCATATTCCCTATCTCTTAGACCTTGCATCTCAGAGGCAGGGATATTGAAATAATCAGAATCCCCACCTCCCGGCCCACCTACAATATAGATTTTCTCATAATCAGCCGTATTATTGTAGACACCCCAAGCATATCTACCCTTGTCATCTCTCCAACTAGCCATTATTAACCTCCTGCCAAGTCATTATCTGTGCTTCCATTATTAGTTCTCACAAAGCTATTACCATCAGGAGTTCCTCCAAAGATATTGATATTACCTGTAGCAATATTTCTACCTGTATTAAGACTTCCTTGGAAAATAGTAGAACCAGTTTGATTCCATGCTCCAGAATCCTTGAGGTTAGTCAGCAATACTTGTAAGGCTTGTCTTACTTCCATAAACTCATTTGTGTCAGGAACATAACCTCTATTAGGTGTACCATTCACTAGGAATGGTCTATGGATAGTGATTGTAGCACCTTTAGAAGCATCTGTATTCTGTCTACCAAGAACTATCTTAACCTTACTGTGAGTTACATTAGGGATATAGAAGCTAAACCAATAGAAGTCATTCTCTTTAGTCAGGTTAAACACATTGGCTGAATCACCATAATAACCATAAAAGTTTTGACTATTCACAGTAACATAACTGATATTAGGGTCAAAAGCATAGCAGGATATAGGAGAGGGTTTACTTGCAAAGGCATAGAATCCTACTGTGTACCATCCCGGATTTAGTGGGTATGATGTAGTAATAGTAAGTAAATCTCTTTGTGATTCTGAGTCATTAGCAGGTCTAGTAAATGTAGCACTAGCTACACCTTGATAATCACCCTTATTACCATTAATAGTCCATCCATCTAGGGATAGAGTATTAGGTAAATAGTTAATCTCATCTTTGAAGGTTTCCATAGAATAAGGGAGCTTCTTATTCACAATGTAATTACCCCCATATACTTGAAGGTGTTTAATACTTAGTCTATGGTTAGTTTCACTGAATTTGTCTACTCTTAGGGTAATGCCATTACTGTTTAGATGTTTCTCAGTTAAAGTAGCAGTTGCTTCATAATTACCATGGTTAGTCAAATTCTGAAAAGAATTAAACACTCCTAGGTATTCTCCTAAAGTATTACCCATACCATTTGTTGTATAAAACTCTGCTCTGATTACACTATTTTCAGGAATGCTTGTAAAGGTACTAAACACATCAAATAGGTTGAAGTTTAGTTTATCTCCTACATTGAATCCTAACTCTCTAAGAGTCTTTCTACCAAAGAATAGATAAGGTTGACTTACCCAGTAATTATCTTTTGTATTCTTACTATAAGCTCCTACCAAACCTCTACCATGAGGTTCTTCAAGGATATTATAAGCTGTCTCCATAGGCACAGTATTACCATCAGAGATAGACATTTCCTTGCCATTATAAGCAAGAGTTTGTTTATCATTAGGGAGAGTTACTGAATTGCCACCTGTGATAGAAAGCTCTCTAGTATTCTCTTTGAACCTTAGGTCTTGAGTAGTACCTACAGGCTTGTTCTCTAAAGCCTCTATTCGGTCTCTAAGAGGCTTATCATTATAGATGGTATCTTTATCAGGCTTATCCTCCAAACGCTGTATACGCTGTTTTAGAGGGGTATCATCGTATGCTAGAGCCACAGTGTCCTTATCTTCAAACTCAACCTCTTTTGTAGGGCTGTTTCTGAATGTATAAGTAAGTTTTACCTTATTACCATCCCTAGAAACATTAACTCCTGTGACAAAGTTATCTGTTCTATTCTCTAGTGTCTGAATACGTTGTCTAAGCTCTGCATCATTGTATAGAGTGTCCTTATCAGGAGGAAGCTCAATAGAGTTTCCATGTGTAATAGTGATAGTTCTTCCATCAATAGAAAGTGTTTGGTCTCTATTAGGCTTAGTGTTATTGATAACACCATCATCACCAATAGAGATACCATTACCTCCCTTATAGATTCTACCTTGACCATTCACACGAATCCATTCTGCTCTATCAGGAGATAAAGCATAGAGGTTTCCATCTGGTGTTCTATACAAGTGGTCATAGTCACCTAAGAATGGGTCAGGTAATACATCCACAGGAGCAATCCAAGTATCTTTACTTGCTAGGCACTCACTACAGAATGTTTTAGGGTTTCCCCCACAAGAATAGCAACTCATATTATCCTCCTGCTAGGTCATTTTCTGTCTTATTATTGCTTGTACGGATATAGCTTGAACCATCTGGTGAACCACCAAAAATATTAATGTTACCAGAGGCAATGTTTCTACCTTGTACAAAGTCACCATCTAAGCCACCTTGCCATGCTCCAGAGCGTTCAAGGTTGTTAATAATCTTAGTTAGTGTTGCTTTTAGTTTAGTATTCTCAGCTTTAAGAGCACTGTCATTATAGGCTGTTTTCTTAGCCAACTCACTAGCTATCCATCCTAATTGCTCTGCTAGGTTCTTGTTAAAGCACCATTGAGCATAGGCAAATTTAGCTGATTGGTCAGGTAAGTCACACAGTTGAACATCTCTTAGCATTAAAGCCATTTGTTTAACTTTATCATTATTCTGTGCAGATAGTGATTGGTGTCCTGTAAGCCCTGCTACAATACCATCACATCTACAATCTACACAATCTGTCATTTATTTCTCCTTTTATTGAGGTATACCTGCTCTCATTGGTCTTGGTCTAGGTCGTTCTTGAGTAGGCTCTACAAAACAACTAATGTCACAATCAAGAAGGTCACACTTCTTAATTGGAGGTAGAGGTCTTTCAGGAATGTGTAAGTCTAACACTTCACCCTTAAAGGTATTTCCAAAGAACTCCATTACATAGTCTGAACCTTCTGGTGATTCACCATATTGTTTACCTGCATCAGGATGACCACCTAAAATCTCAAAGTCAAACACAGTACCAATACCTGCAAAGAGCATTGAACCAGCAGGTATAGAGGATTCATTAGATACACCACTACCTGAGATATTATTGAAATATCCTGAACCATATTGACCAATATCAGCACCATTAGGAATCTTAAAGATTGTTTGACTATTATTTAATTTAGCCCAGAATCCTTGTTGATAGTCAATATCGTTTACTACACAGACAATCATAAGGTTTAATGGTCTTCCCTCATCATCTGTGAAGGTAAAGCTACCTTCTACTCTATATAGGTGAGATATGTAAAAGGCAATACCTCCTGAATAGTTAAACACAGTGATATTCTTAGCTGATTCATAGTCATGGTCATAGAAGGTATGAGCATCTGAACGTATGTGGAAGTTCTTAATCTTAACCTCTACATTGACATTCTTACCTGTAGTTGTCTTAGCTACATGATTGAGCTTAACCTTAACCCCGGGTTTTAACCCTTCACCTATAAACTTAACAGAAGGGTTATCCCCAAACCCAATTCCTCCTACAACATAGTCAACATCCTCTTTAGCTGTAGCAATGGAGAATCCTGAATAGTAATCATAGCTACCTCTACCAGATTCATTATATGTACCTGATAAGTAGATACCATCTTTAGTCTCTGTGGTAGAGTCTTTCTTGATTTGGTCTAGTCTTGCTGTATTCTTATTGAGGATTCTAATTTCCTCATCATATATCTCTTTAGCCTTTTTATAAATAACCTCTATAGATTCATTTTCTTTAAAGGTTATACCTCTTAAGCGTTTGACTTTCTCTCTGTTTCTCTTAGAAGTAATCTCATTAATCACATCCACAGTATTATCCATACAGTGCTGAGCTTCACAGAGCTTCTTGACCTTCTTCTGTATTCTTGTGATTCTATCCATTGTCTTACACAGAGTTGCTATGAGCCTTCTTGAATGACAATAGATATGACTGATACCCTTCTCTGTGTTACTTGTAATATAACACTGCTCTGAGTCTCTTACAATATCTCCTGAGCGCTTAATATTCTCTAAAGACCTATCAGATTCACACCAATTAAGGTCTAGGAGTTTATCATCACACTTACAATTACATGAACCTGACATAGTACCTCCTAGCAGTTTTCACAATCAATAACACAGCCTTGTGTAGAGGTAAAGAATCCAATAGAGATTGTATTAGTAGTCTCTGTATCTACCCAAGAATCAAAGAATTTGAATAGCTCAATGTTCTTAACTCCTGCTGATGCAGAGTATTTAACATCCTTATTGATAATGATTTCTCTTACTTCACCAGACCAAGCTAAAGCAGGGTCATAACTCTTCTCAAAGACTTTCTCTCCATCTAGCTTAGACACAGAGATAATAGCTTCATTGATAAATCTACCCTTCTTACCTACATAAGATATATTAGAGAAAGTAACCTTATCAATGTGTGTTTTAACATCACCAGTCTTCTCTAGTGAGGTTGTATAATGTACTTTACCTGTGATTGTACCTTCACCTTGAGAAGTTCCATTAGCAAATTTATCCCACTTAAGTTTAAATGAACCGTCCTTATTAATATCAACTAACTTAACTCTTCCAGAAGACATTAATTGCTTCATAGAAATAGCTATATTCTCCACAGTAGTTCCTTTTAAGAGTCCTAGAATCTCTGTTAGCTGAGCATTCTGACACTTAGCTGTTGAACAAAGGCTATCTACTTTTCTCTCTAAACAATCTACTGCCTTAAGAATATAGCACACAAAGTTTATGATATTTGTAAAAACACACCAGACAGCGTAAAACGCTTGTCTGATGGCTTCTTGTACATTACACCACTCTGACATAGAGATTTTACGCATGGCTGGTCTGATTTTTAAGTCATTTAGTTCATATAACTTAGAGCAATTACCGGGACTAGGCTCTACTTTTTCACAATCACAGTTTTTACTCAAACAGTTATCTGACATACTAATTACTCATTTTCTTTCTTATATGCAATGTTAGACAATCCTAGAAGTGTACCTAAGAACGTGTTAAACGCTGTAAGGATAACCACAGGAGTAGTCATATCATAACCTAGTTGAACACCTACAATACCTGCAAAAGTGATAAATGCAGGAAGAGCAGTTGTAGCTACAAATTTAAGTGTGTCATATACATTATTATTTAATTTCATTTAATTTCTCCTATGCAAACAAACCAACAAAGTTAAAGATTATACGTTTACCTACTAATGATTTTGGTACTTCTGTTACTCTAACAACCCTATCACTATACCACATAGAAATGTATTCATTACCAATATAAGTTTGTAATTCAATAAACTCTACAGGCTTAGGTGTATTTGGAGGAAACTCACAAATAATGGTATTGTATGGTATAGGTTTTAGGAACATACCGTCTAGCTTCATATTACCAAAGGATGTAACATTATTGTATGATAACACAGGAGTTCTTCCATCATTAGTATACTTAAATGCATCAGGAACTTTCCATATTGCGCTATACTTTGTTAGTGTTTGTGTCCTTTTGTTATTATCAGCAATAGCCTTGTCTACTTCACCTTTTGTGTAATACTTTTTGAAGGCTAAATCAGCATTGATTGTGAATACCTCTTCACCATTCTCTTGTGATTTAACCACAGTAAGTCCATCAGTGGTAGACTTTAGGTTATAAAGTGTATTCTTATCTTCCTTAGATTCAAGGGCATTTAAGCGTTCTTTGATAGATGTATCATTACCTGTCCTATTCTCAAGTTCTTGCACACGGGCTTTAAGGGCGGTATCATCATAAGCGATTGCCTTAGTATCATTGTCATTGAACTCAAGATTAGTAGAAGAACCATCAATGTTATTATAAGTAAGGGTAACTACATTACCCTGTCTTGTTACACCTGCACTAGTCAAGAATGATTTAGTCTTCTCTTGAAGAGTCTTGATTCCTTCATCTTGCTCTGTATTTTTACTCTTAAGCTCTTGCACACTAGCTTTCAAAGAGCTGTCATTATATTTAGGAAGGGTAACTGAATTACCTTCACTGATTGACAATGTATGGTCATCAAGAGCAAGTGTTTGGCTATCCTTATCAACCTTGCTTTCCAAGGCAGTAATCTTACCCTCAAGCTCAGTATTCTTAGCATCTTGAGATGACTTGTTACCATCTACCTTGAGTCCTATGGCTGTAATTTGCTCATCTTGTGCTGAGTTCTTAGCTTCAATCTCAGTAAGTTTATTCTCAACTACAGGTTTAGCTTCTTCAAGAACATTCACACGAGTAGTAAGAGCATTGTTTTTAGCATCAGCATCAGCCTTGTTTGCACCAATAGCTTCTTTATTGGCATTTGCTAATTCTGTTACTTTCCCCACATTAGTTCGCAAAGTTTCTAAGGAAGTATCTACCTCAACATCCTTAGATTTCAAATTAGAAATGTCTGTATCATGGCCTGCTAACTTAGAGTCTTGCTCAGCATTTTTAGACTCTAGTATAGATACCTTATTATCCAACTCATTACCTTTAGATGTTAAGGACTCTAATAAAGTTTTAAATGAAGAAGAAGTAGTTACAGTGAATGTTACATCTCCATTTTCATTAAGTGTCTCTTTTTCAACAGTTATATGCCCTTCACCTACTACATTTACTAATTGTGGAGTAAGGTCAATAGTGTCAAAACCACTTCTATCAGGTCTTAATACATAAGCCTTTTTATCTTTACCCTCCCCCTCTTTAGGGATAATATAGATATAGTTAAGGTCAGCAGTTTCCTTATCAGGAAGCTCATTCACAATCTTAACAATAGAGTCTCTCTTAAGCAATTTCTTTAAGCACTCTAGCTCAAACTTTACCTTTGTCATTTAGTCTCCTTTTCCACAGAGGTAGGAACTCCCAGAACACCTCTCTCATTGATAGTGATAGTCTTACCTGTAACCATTACACCATCTTTTCCAAGGTAGTACCATCCATCAGCTCCTTTAACCATGTAGTCTGTTCTCATGTAACCTTCTACAGCATCTAGGTAATACCATTTATCATTGTCTTTGAGCCAACCAGTCTTCATAGCACCTTCACCTAAGAAGTAGTACCATTTATTGTTGATGTTCTTCCAACCATTCTTGACCATAGCTCCAGTATTATCAAAGTAGTACCATGCTCCATCTGTGTGTTTCTTCCATTGGTTTGCTAGAGAATATCCACTATCATTGAAGTAGTACCATACATCTTTAATCTTGGCAAACTTATTCTTAGGATAAGAGCCATCTGAATATTGATACCACCAACCTGTAGAGTTCTTTTGCCAACCCTCAGTCACAGAAGAATCATCAAGCATTTCTTCCACAGTGCTACCCATAGATTGATAACGTTTAATCTTAGCAATTACATAATCACGAAGGCTATCATTATCACCTCCATGCAGTTCTAATGAACGAGCAGGACATGAAGTGCTTGAGAACTCATTGTGGAACTTGATATTGTCATAGTTAGGAGTATCACCATAGTAAGTCATATCCTCTGCCATTTGACGAAGTACCATGTCCTCATTTGCAAGGAACTCAGCATCTGTAGAACCGAATTGTTGGCACACTTCATAACCAATAGAGTTCATATTACCATCATAGTTAGCTGTAGACCATGAACCATTATAGGTGTCCTCTACTCTAGCAATAGTGTTTCTATTGATGTAATAATGAGCAAAACCTTTATCAGATTCATCATTATCATAGCGTGATTGTAGCCATCCAACATAGCTATCAGGAGACATACTTCCTGCATCATTGTGCATGATGTAATACTTAGGCTTTTCAGTAGGTCTTCTACCTGCAATACCTTGGAAGATGGACTTATTTATTACGTTTACCATGTTTGTTCTCCTCACGTAATTTTTCTTCTAATTTCTTATCAAGACCATGAATGTAATGATTACCTTGAAGCACATCAAAGTATTCTTTCACAATAGGTCTAGTCATTTCCCATTTCTCTTTTGTTGTAAACTCAGTAGCATTGTAAATCTGTAAATACTCAGTACGAATGCTTGAACGCTTAGTGCCTTTAGCCATATCCATAAGCTGTGCTCTCTTATTGTTCAGAATTACCACACCAAGACCACAAGCTGTTGTAATGAGTAGGGTTAATGCAGAAAGTACAGATTGGTCTTCTACCAATTTTAAGATTAATTTCTCAATTCCCATACTATTGTGGTACACCTCCTCTAGGTGGTAATGGTTGCTCTGTTATTCTAGGAGGCTCAGCTTCTCTAGGTGGTTCTGTCTCACCATGCAAGAGCTTCTCAACCTCCTCACAAGTGATTTCTACAGCATCTCCACCACCTCCACTACAACTAGGACATTGCCCTTTGAGCATTTCACAGGTTGCTTTAGGGATTGGTGAATAGTGCTTATCCCAGTTGATGTACTCTACACCACAGGTTTTATCTTCTTCTGCCAATTTATATACCATATTTACCTCACATAAACATCAAATGATGTCTTATCGTTTGTAGTGTACACCTTACCCTTAAATCCAAAGGGTGTATTGTAAGTTGCACCTATTACTTCTCCATATGCTTTAGGAGCTGATAATATAATATTACCATCTCCATCAGATAAGAACCCATAGGCATTATATCCTAGACCTAGTACCTTAACATTCTTAGGAAAAGAGCTACCAGAGGAATAAGTCCACTCAAAGTTAGCTTCTTTGATTCTACCAAGTGAGATAAGTTGAGCCAAGGAATAAATCTTCTGTGTACCTGATTGGTCAAGTCCATCAGATGTCTTATCTGGGAATGAATCATAACCATTAGGTGTTTGATACTTCTTCTTATCCTCTTTCTTAGGTGTAGTGGAATAGTCATCTAACTTCTTCACACAAGACACAGGAATGTAAGCCACAGAGCCATCATATTTATCATATATGAGCCATTCCCCATTAATCTTACCAGATACCTTATTACACTTGAAGAAAGTTTCCACAGTTGTGCTATCAGAAGGAGATTTAACTCCCTCTACTACATCACAGATAATCTCAAAGAAGTCTCTAGCAATAGTCTTTTCTGTCTCTTTAGCATTACCTACTAGAGCACCATCAGCATCAGCAGGAGAGTAGTTATCTTGACCCTTAATGCGAATGACATTTAGGAGAGTATTACCATAACCTGTAACAGCTCTTCTATGCTCTACAGTACAAGCTCCTTGGTAGTTTTGTTCTATGACTAAGGCATTCGATAAATCCCCTCCACCATAGACAAACACATGACCATATTGCCATCCTATACCACTAGGCTCTCTTGTGGTGATAATATCTCCAACATTGAGTGTCATACCACTTGAATAGGGGATAACATCTGCAAAGGAGGAAATATCATTGGCTTCACCCAAGTCCTTAGCTCCTTC